TGGGACCCCTAGGGGGAACCTACGGAAAACCGTAGGCGATGCCTGCACTCTGAAGGTATCATCAGTGTGATACCGTGCACGGCGAGACTCTACATGGAATTCAAGTCTCACCTTCCGAAGAACCCCGGGATAAAGGGTTCAAAGGCACCTCATCGATCAAAGACCGACGGCATGTCTTACGACATGACTGACCATTTTAGCCGTTAGCTGGATGGACAACCCGTTCACCGCACAAGCGTTTAGTGACTTCAGATAGTTTAGAGCAATACTACCAACTCAGACACTCGAACACGGTTCAAGCGTAGTTTAACGTCTTCGGACATGACAACATCGGATATTATCATTGATCGAGACACCAGTCAGAGCGATCACAAATAGCATCAGACTTGGAACCAAATGTGTCAAAGCGACACAGAGTGGTACCCTCATCTGAAGAATTATCGGAATTAATGGCAGAAAGTTCAACTTGACGCGCGTGCCATAACTCCGATCGCCTTTGTTCACTTGGACTTTTGTGACCCCGCTCCTTGCGGTTCAGTTTGTGTCGTTTCCTCTGTGCTTGTTTCTTTTGATTCATCCGTTCCAACTTTCGAATGATCTCGTGTAGAGGGATCTCGATGCTTGCCATTACTCTCAACCGCTTTCCTCCTAGAAGCTTTCGAAGATTTTCCACGACCAACAATCAAATCACTTATAGAAAACGAATTGATCAATGCGCACTGCTGCTTTTCAGAATAATACAACTCTTTATAGGCGTTAAAGTTGGCCGTGTACTTATTAAATGCACCAAGCACTAGTAAGATATCGTCACCAGACTTTCGGTATTTCATCTCGTAAAAGAGAGATAATTGAGTCATAGAGGTCTGGTTCATATGATTTAAGAATTTCAATCTATCAACAAAACTCATAAAATGAGCATGTAGAGATCGATCATCCTCATCAAGAGGGATTTTCTTAGAACCTAACCTTTGGATCTCACGCAAGGGATCCGGGACTGAAAAGGTGTTACCGAAATCGTCTGTGAGTAAAAACTTGGAGCATATATACGGGACGGAGGGCTCCATAACTTTGGCTTCCATGTTAAAAAGAGAGGTGAACAAGCTTGGATCACCAACTGGCGCCTTTATTGAGAATCCCAGTGAGTCATCACCAGAGAAAATCAATTTGTCAAATTGAGAGGTGTCGTAACACCAGGCGAACATGGACATAGTAACGAGAGTATTGCCAAAGTATGTAAAAGCGTCACCAGTACGTCGTTGGAAACTTATGGGCATGCTGACTCCAGCCCTTTTATCTTTAATATATGACATACGGTGAAAGTCGCACCACCATTTACTTATATGAACGGGACATCCTAAACGATTAAGGATTCCCTCTTGAATCATAAGATGCAACTCCCCTTGAGATTTGTCGAATTTTGATAAATCAATCTCGAGACAAAATTTATTCAACACACTGAAGTCTTTGATCTCTAGAGAAGATATCTTTCCGACGGGGAGGATGACGCGTTTCGTTAAACATCGTTGAAAGCGTTGAAACAGCGCCGTAAATAGTGGGGAGAACTGGGAGGTCAACTGTTTTCGATGAAATGTGATGGTGGCTGGTAATGGGCGATCGATATTCAAAGTATCAGTGACGGAAGGTTTCACGTCAGACTTCACCATGTGTTCGTAAAATTGGAGATTTTCAGCATTCAAATCGGGTAAGTCGTCATAACTGAGAACAGACTGCCACTTACTCATGTAAGCATGAAAATCACTCACAATATTAATAAAATTACTAGAACACAACTTATCGCCATTCATAAAACTAAGCATAAAACACTCAGCAACGTCATCACTAAGGCGCTTAAGATTAACGGAGCCACACAATTCGGGCACGTCAGCGTTTCTTTTCTTAATTGCGCACAGGACCTCTCTAGTCGTGCCGATTCTTTTCTGTCCACTACCTGTATTTAACACAGGTTTTAAATGTCCTTCATCGATGACCTTCGCTAACAGGTCGGACTGCTTCAACCTGACACGATCAATATCGACTGAATAATCAGCATTTTCGATAAAAGTTTGGTGATACGTGTCATCATAACAGACGTGGGTTGGTAAAGTGGAATCGCATATAGCTTGTAGTAGATCTACAGTCACTCTATCTGTTGGGCGTGTGAGTTCGGGAGGCGTAATCAACGTGGGCTCCGGAAGCTTAGTATACTCACACTGGATCGGTAATAAGAAGGAACCTAAGTTCTTCAATAGGGTAGCGTCATCGATCAAACCGCAAAGACCTTCAATCGGATAATCATGAGCAATAGTCATCTCGGCGCAATTCTTTCGGAGACTATTGATATCGTAATGAGGACATTGATATGCGATTAATCCACAAACAGAACAGAGTGGTGGAGGTTCATAATTATCTACTACATCTCGAGGAGAAAAGGTGTAACCCTCGATTGTGTCTGTGACTGAGCTGATAGCTGCTTCTTCAGAGTCAGATAAATAAATATCATGGACACCTGAGTACAAATTCTTCACAAGCTCAGGAAATGGTCTTAAAGTGCGTTCGGGATCGTACAATGGTGCGACAACAACAGATTTTGCTAAAGACAAGCAGGATAGAAATCTGTTCCTCGAGAAAGTCGGGCTTAAAACCATACCGAAATGAATAGGTTGGACCATTTCATCAAACAAGACACGTAATTCAGATTCCGACAAATCAATGTACTCATCAATATCATAAGATAATAATAGAGAATCGGCACCATCAAACGATGAGTATTGATTATCACCTGTGAAATCAGAGTCACAGGAATATCCTTCAAAGTCGGAAGAATAAGAGACACTCTCACTGTGTACTTCAGTGGTATTAGACGGAACAGTTTCCTCACCGTGAAATGCAGAAGGATTGGCATCACGACGTCTAATAAAAGTGACTTCCTCGGGAGTGTCAACACCGTATGAACCATTTAAGCAGTTCTCGAGGGAGAAAGTCGACATAATGAACAAACGAAACGGATAGAGTAGTAACGATTGGGTGCTAACAGGGGAGGCAGGGGTTGAACCGTACGCTCTTGATAGACAAAC